GTACATGCGACGCGGGCAGCCGAAGATTTTCTTGTAGGCACTGGCGAGATTTCCCCTGATCCTCTGCTGCAAAGTATGCCAATTCCGGGCGAGCCACCGATAATTGTCGCGGACAGTTTTCAGATTTTGATCCTGGCGGTGCGGTTTGGATCTGCGAGGCATAACGCTCACGCGACGACCAAAACGTGGTGCACCGGAGTGGTGCCGGATCATTCTCTTCCGGCTCCCGGTGCTCTGGAAACCGGTGATATCGAACGTGCCACTGCTACTATCGACAACTTCCCTTCCTTTCCCCCAGCGTTTAGTCCAACGGTCCTTCGACTGCTTTTTGGTTCTCCCTGTTTCGATGGACAGCGCACGAAGTAAGTTTTCAGTTTCACGGCAATTGCAAATGGCGTACGTAAAGTCGCAGCAATAACCAGGGTTCCTAGGACCCTCGAAATACTCGTTCCATGCGTGCATACGGATGCCCTCAGGCACCTTAGTTTCATCATCGAAGACAAGAACCTTCTCGGCATGGGAACCGTTCTCTTCTCTCCACCCTGGGAGATGCATGCCGTTGTTCTGCTCAGCTGCGTGATGTTCAATGTAGGTTCCATCAGGACGGAAGAATCCAATGAAGACTCTCTCAGGGCATGTGCCTGGATTGCGTCGCCAATAGAACATGTTCTTGAAAGAACAACCATTACAGTGAGGGTCACGGCACCCATCAGTGGGACAGGCTGGGACCATTTTGCGCCAGAAAGATATTATGACGAGAAGTCGGATTGCTCGCCTTGCGGTTCGCTTCCAACGGGCCTGAAGTGAACGTTCTCCACGGTTTGATGCCGCAAAGTCTTGACCCATCCTACGACGGTGCCATTCTGACCGGCTAGTAAAGGCGATCTCCTCCTTATCACTACAGCTAAAGTCGTGGCATTCAGAGTTATCGGAATAAGGCGTTTCCGCACCCGGCTCATATCCTGACTCGCCGCCGGTCTCCGAGGATTCCTTTGGCGTCTGTTTTATGAAGAGAGGGATGTTGACCTTGATCTTCGGGTTACAATACGTGTCGTGGTTCCATGAGGGATTTCGTTCGTCACATTCTGGGCAAAATATACCCGCTACCGGGGTAACGGTCTTCCGGGATGAAACTGGCATAGCCAGTTCGACACCACCGGCACATGATCCTTCATCCTCTGTGGCAGCAGGGGTCTCGGAACCAGTTCCAGTGGGTGTGTCATCTCCAGCTGAAGACATCCCCGCAGTAACAGCAATGGCCGCTGTTTGGCCTCCGAGCCACGTAAGTGGATCGTCATCATCGTCGTCGTACTCAATGCATGAGCAGCCCTCCTTGTATGGGCAACCACAGTTCAAAACGATCCGAGAGCCAACCCCCTCGAACCAGCGGG